ATTTACCCTTTAAGCCAAGTACGGTAAGCCACCCATCGGGGCTTTGCACTCTGTTTAATAGGTCAATATTTGCCATTCTCGTCTCGTTGTTAGGGGAAAAAAGGGGGGACTACTCCCCCCTCACCTTCCGGTGATGCTTTTTATTACTTAAGGTTTGATTCTTTAATGTGTTTAGTAAGACTATTCAGTAACTTAGTTATGTTTTTAACGTAGCGTTTATCGGGTTCGTACGAACCCACAAACCAGTTGTATATCGTTTGCCTGCTAACCCCAATAGTAGTTGCTACATCCGCAACCGATATACCTAGTTTTATAGCCGCTTTACCAAGAGCAACACCAAGCCTACTGCTATCAGCTTGTTTATTAAGCTGAATAGTCTTGGCGCTATAGCCGTAACTCATTATTAGTTATCCGACCAAGCGCTAACGACATCTGCTAATTTTGCCTTTGGTGCGGCAGGTGGCACCTCAGCTTTTTTAGCTCGTTTAACAACAGGCTCGTCAACTACTTCTTCGGCAGGTTCTTTAGCAACCACAGGTGGCAGTTTAACAACACCATCTTGCTGAGCTACGGTTAACTGAATAACTCGCTTGGACTCTTGAGTAGACTGTGCTGCTTCGACAATATCAATCTCGTCATCAGTCAAATGACGCACTGGGGTGAACTTCAGCACATCAGCCGTCTCGTTCTCATCAAATGCAATCTGAGTAATGATGCGATCAATGCTCTCGCCGTTAGCTGGCAGGAATTTGATGTAGCTTTCAAACGGATGGGTATTACCAACACCCTTACCAAACAAAGACTTGGCAGGGATATTAAATTGATAAATATCGCCGCTCATATCGTTCTCAAGCAATACAGCAATACGACGATTAAAACGACATGCACGACCTTTGCCGTTGATGCCTGAACCATCAATATTCTGTGGGCAGGTAGCGCAACTTGCGGACTGAGCATTGGCAGCTTTAGGGTCAGGTACATCGCCTTGGTTAGACCAGCAATCAGGCAGAGTTGGGGCAGCGTCAGGATCAAACGCAGTAGCGTAGAACTGACGGGATACCTTTGGCAGTGCGTTAATAACGATTACATTTAAGAAACCGTCTTTAACTTTGCCAGCTTCTTTGCCATTTACAATGCGACGAAATACGCCTTTGGACATGGTGATACGACGGGTAGTAGAACCGCCACCGCTATCCGCTAGGGCTTTAGATAATTCACTAACCTCACGATTAGTTGCCACTGTGTTTTGCTGCTGAAAAATAGAAATATTACTCATGCTTTGCTCCTTCTAACGACCACGGTGTATTTACTGTCCGCTTGTAAACCAGCAGGTAACAGATTTGGATTCTCTTCGAGAAACTGCTTGAGGTTAGTTTGATGTATCCTCTTCTCGAGCAGGGGGTAAGCATCATGTTCTTGTATGAACTGATACATAGAATCCCAATCCGTCGTCCAGTACCGTGTATCCACTTTACGAATGATTGTCCCTGCTGGTGTTTTAATGCTATCTGCATTGTTTTCACGACATACGTCTAGCATCTTTTCTGCGAGCAAGTCCTGTTGAGCTTTTAACTCTTCGTCTTGTTGCTCGTACAACTCTTTAATCTCAGCTCGCTTGTCTCTAATTTTGATGTAAATCTCGGCAAGTTTGTCTGTTTGTACATCTTCCATTTTTAGCTCCTTCTAACTACGAATCACCAGTATACCAATGACTTTGACAATGTCAAGCTATATCTTCAATTTCTTGTCTATATAAGTCAATTATTTTTGTGTGGCTGTTTATATTATTTTGTAACATTTTGTAAAGCTTTGTTTCTACTTCGCTTCCTTTGATATGCACAATAGTCATAGGGTTCTTTTGCCCCGGGCGGTCAATACGTGCATTGGCTTGCAAGTATGTTTCTACGCTAGTCACAGGAGCATACCAAATAATTACATTAGCAGCAGTTAGTGTTAACCCGTGAGACGCTGCTTGGGGTTGTATTATCAAGACCCTAATGTTATCTGTCTCTTGGAAGTCTTTGATAATGTCGTGTCTTTTGTTTACAGGTACTTGCCCATTGATAACTCCGCAGGTGATATTAGCTGCGGTTAAGTAAGTTCTTAGCAGTTCTATAGTATGGGTAAATGGAACAAACACCAGGACTTTGTGTGAAGCTTCGTTAATAACTTCCTCAATAACTCGTAGGCGGTTGGATACGTCAAACTCTATGACTTCTTTAGTATCGGTATAGACCGCACCGCCAGAGATCTGCAATAGCTTATTAATATTAGTTGCTGCGTTTACAGAAGTTACTTGCTCACCGCCTGCGTGTATTAACATTTGTTTCTTAAGTAATTTGTAATACTTTATTTGCTGAGCAGTAAGTGGAGCATCCCGTTCTACAAACGTCACATCAGGTAAATCTAAGCATTGGTCTTTTTCAAACCGAATAGCAGGCTGTAACACTTTATGTACGACTTGTTGTGCTTGTGGCTTTGGTATCCAGCGATACGTGCCTACTTTGTACATAACTTGGTCACGGAACTGCCCATAGAACTTAGGGGTACCCTCGGGGTTAAGTAGTTTAGCCAGTCCAAACGCATCTACGGGAGATTGTGCTGCTGGAGTACCAGTAAGCATCCACATACCTTTAACTTTAGTGGCTATGTCTCTAAGGGTTTTCCAACGGGTTGTCTGTGCATTTTTATAGGCACTTGCCTCGTCCACCACGATCAGGTCAAACCCACCTTTTAAGACTTCTTCTTTGATAATATCTACCCCATCAAAGTTAATAATGACAAACTCAGCATTGTTGGCAAGTATTTTTTTACGTTGGGCTGGGGTGCCGTAGGCAACATCGCATGTGCGGTGAATTGCAAACTTAAATAAATCCTGTTGCCATGCCGACTTCATAATAGATAGAGGGCAAATCACAAGCACACGACGGATGACCCCTAGGTTTAATAAATAGTCGGCTGCCCATATCACGCTAGCCGTTTTGCCCGTACCCTGCTCATTAAAGCAAAAAGCCTTGCGGTTAAGCGTTAAAAACTCAGAAGTCTGCTTTTGGTGCGCAAAAGGCTTATGTTTACCAGGCCAATTGTAATCCGTTAGGATGTTATTTTTTGCTGACATTCCGTTTAATGGAGTGGTCTGAGTTCCTGCTAAACGATCTGTTTTTGCTAGCGGGTTTAACCTTGAGATTACTCCTAGCACTTGTTCCCCCCTTGCTGAGAGGTTGTGCATGATCGACGTCTTTTCCATCACCTTTATGTACCTTTCCTTCTTTCATTAGCTCCGCACGGGCAGCGTTACGCTTGCCCCTATTTTTTATCTGTTCGGGTTTACCCTGATACTGTTCGTATTCTTTTTTATATGGTCTTGGTTTGTTCACGTATGGCATTTTGTTCCTCCTCGTAGGGATCCTTCATTTTGCCGTAAAAGGGAAGAGTCAGCAAGCCAGTTTGTTGCAATGCCAACTTAAACCCATCTCGCTCAAAAGAACCTAGAATTTTTACCCGTACTGCTGAGGCTTCAACAACATGCCATTGCCCATCTACTTTAACCGCTACTTCCATATCATAGCCACCGCCTAAGTCAGCATTAAGGTCTATATAGCTTTCACAGGATGTTTTATCCGCATACTCACCTACCCCAAACTCGACCGTAAAGTTAGATGCAGGATCGTGGTACGAGTGTTTAAACTCAGGGGTTTTTACATCTAAAGGGCAGTCGTCCATCCCGTAGCATCTAGTCATTTGCGTCTCTCCTTATAGTTATGGCAAGTCTTAACAGGGCACCAACCGCATAACGGACCTGCTACTGCGTTCCATACACCTGTTTCTAGGGCTGTTTCAAGCCGTTCCAAATCAAATCGCACATGCTCAAAATAAGCTAGTTTGTGCATCGAACTGTGTTCTTTATTAACAAATTCGTTACTAACTACAAATATCAAAGCAGACTTAAGCGTTTTAAGTTCTGGGAAATGAGCAAATACCGCACCCGCTAGCAAATCCAACTGTTTCAAGTCAGCGTACTTTGCGTTCTTACTGCTCTTGTAATCCACTAAGTAGCCTTCGTCGCCATTAACAATCAGCAAGTCAGCAATACCCCGATACCATGCATCTTTATCGTAGAACCCACAAGGATTAAGTCTGCCATTTTTATTAGATACACCTAGCTCAATCTCAGTATGCTTCTCACCTGGTATGTTCTTAAGCGCATCCACAGTGCTTTGAATAAACGCAAACTTCTCAGGAATAGGTGTGCCGTCTTTGATGTAATCTTCTGCCGCTTTATGTAATTCTTTGCCATACACAGTAGCTTCGCTGCCGTCGTCCTTAACATCTTTAGCAACTTTAAGATGGTAATACTTTTTAGGGCATTGCTGGAATGTTTTTAAACTACTGTATGACCATGCTGGCATATTATCGACTTCCAAATCTTGGCATGCAAGTTACATCAACAGGAACATCCGCTAAGGATCCATTAATCTTACGTCTAGACATAATGACTGATGGTCTAAGCCCGCTTGTTTCGCACTCTTGAACTGCCAAAATTACTTGGCTTCGGCTCATTTGTGGAAGTTCTTTCTCTACCAATAATTTAGTATCAGGTAGTTTAGAGGTATCTAAATAGGACGATGATGAACATGCCCCTAGTAAACCACACGTTAATAAAATTAGCTTTTTCATTTGTTTCTCCTTTTTGATGAATATTTAGCTTCTGAAATCTTTGCTAAGCACTGAGCACACTTCCAACGTCGGATTGGTCTATGCCTACTACCAACAACAAGCACTTGACCACCGACATCAGGCTGATAGCTAGTACAACTTGAACAATATTTTTTTCCACCATCAGGCACTTTTTTTGTTATATCGTCTTCTAGGTTTAACTGCTGCAATTCCAAGTTCTTCTCCTTTTTCGTTTGCTTCAACCATGCCGTCGGCAATGTCCCAAGCCTCTTTAAAATCCCAAACACTACCCCGTGAAATTAAACCAAGCATGGCAAAACCAGCAAACATGATACGCATATGTTCTCTATCTTGCTCAGTCATTTATACCCGCCTCTCTTAATTTACTTCGTAGCCGTTGGCATTCAGCTTGCAGCACGTGTAACTGCTCGTTAACTATGTGTAGCTGGTGTCTTAACATTGCTTCCGTATCTTCTTTATCTTGTAAGGACACTAGCCCAGCAAACGGTATAGGCTCTACACTAGCACCGCTATCTACAATATGTGGGGGTGATGCATTCATTCTATCCTCCGTAGTAAAAGTAGTCATTTCTCACTCGCTTTCTTTAGTATCTCTACTTGTGCTTCAGTTTCTATCCACACTTTTGCGCCACAGGATAAAGGTTTATCAGGCGAATATATTACTTTGCTTTCGCCTTTAATTGATACCTCATGGGCATAAGTATTGCTTTTGTACGTTTTAATAGTCAGCACAGGGTTGTTGGTGTTGTTTTTAGAATTAGCTTTAACTTCATGCTGATTTACATGAATTATGGTTTTCATTTCTCTTG